TACCGGCAGAAGTAGCACCTGCTGTAGCGGTCTCTGAAAGATACTTGCGAGTATTTTCCAAAGTTGTAGCCATTACAGCTTTCTTTGTGCCTTGAAGGCCTTCAAGAAGGGCACCTTTTGTTTCCTGCCAGCGACTTTCTAGTAGTTCTGACATCATTTTCTCCTTAATTTAATCCAGCTAGACGTTTAATATCAATCACGTTGTTATCTACGTCTGCTTTAGAACTAATGTTTGTTGTTTCTCTATTGCCTGTTACTGCTTTGCCTTCTTTTAATACTGCCTTCTGCCTTTCTGGTGCATTACCGTCAATTACTGATGGTAGGTATTTGTCAAACTGTGAACGTAAACGATCAGTTTGTACAGATTCCAGTAAGTCTGTCATAATTTCCTTTTGCTGTCTGCTCAAAGGAGCAACCAACTCATTCATTATTTCGGTGCGCTTTACAGTTTCCATAATAGCTTTTTTCTCAGCTTCTTTGGATTCTGCAATTTGCTTTGCTTTCGCAGCAAATGCTTTTGCTTCTGCTAGTTGCTTATCTTTTAGATCTACAACTTTTAGTAGCTTTGCTGTCTCTGATTTCTCGTTGAGATAGCTACCTGCATATTCTGATGCGAATGCCTCAAACAACTTACGACCAAAATCGTTTCTACGTGCAACATCAATATCTTCTTTCAATTGACCAATTTCTGCTCTAAGAGCTTTGTCAACTGTTTCTGATACTGCTTTTGCACTTCTTTCGATAAAGTTATTTTTAACCTTAGCGAAGTGTGACTTAGCTTCACGTACTAAACGTACTTTTGTTTCTGCTAGGTCGGCTTTGTCTTGATAGAACTCTGCGATTTCTCTAGACAATGCGTCAACTACAAATTCTTCTAGTTTAGAAAAATTAGCAGCCATTGCTTTTTGATCTTCGTGTAATTCAGAAATTTCTTTTGCTAGTGATTCTACAACAAAGTGACGTAATTTACCTGCGTTTTCACGCATAGCTACGGCATACTTAGCTTTAGCTTCTGCTAGTTGTTTGCGATCTTCTGCAAACTCAGCAATTTCTTCTTGAAGTTTTTCTGATAACAAAGTGTCAATGGCTTCTACCATTGTAGCTTTGTCATGCTCATACTTCTGAGCGAACTCCTCACGAAGTTCGGCTGTTGCAGCTAGGCGGTTTTCTTTGACCTTAGCTTCCCAAGCCTCTTCAATAGATTGACGCACTTCCTCGGAAACTACATCGTTTTCAAAAAGTGTTTTTAGTGCATCCAACATTATTTTCTCCTTGTTATTGGAGTCTACTGATTATGTTAATCAGAGATTCTTTCAAATACTTTTGTGCCTTATCGTCATGTTTTGTTGCCTGAGCTAATTCATATGCCTTATAACCGCCACGTGCATTCATTAGATGCTCGTAGATTGGTGTAGGATAGGCGCCAGGTGCGCTAGGTTGCGCTACCACGTCTACCGTAATAATTTCAAAGTCCGACACTTCGCCGGACCCGTCTTCTCTTACATTACCAGAACCTCTAGAGCTGACGCCAAGTTTGACGCCAGACTCTAGCATAGTTTTGACTAACTGTCCCATAGGGGTTGGTAAAATTTTTAACTTGCCGTAACCGTTTGGACCATCCATCCACATTTCGTTTATCATATGGCTTACACGATCTAAGTTAATGTTAAGACCTTCAGGGTGATCAACTTCGCCAAGAACACTATAACCTCCGCTTATCTGATCATTGAGAGTTTTGACAGCCCTGCCAATTTCATTTACAGGATACACACGCTGGTTAGCGTTGCGTACTCCGCCTTGTATACAAATACCTTTCATATACAAGTCTTTTCCTTCGTTGACAGATTCAACGACCATATTTGCTTGGTCAAATGTCAGGTGCTCTCTTAAAAAGTTGCCCATACTTTGGTCCTTACTTGCCGCCAATTAATGATTTTTTGTTAGCAGCGTTTTCGCCTTGGCCCTTTTTCTCAGCGCCGTGGCCCTTTGGCATAGACTTCATTGATTTGCCAGCTTTACCGCCTGGTACGTTAACGTTACCTGCATTATCTTCTTTTGCAGACTTATCGCCAAGTCCTACGTTATTGCCGCCTTTTTCTTCGCCGCCTTGTGCCAAGTTACGAGCATTGCCGCCCATGTTGTTTGGTTTTGCTACTGGTGATTTAGTGTTCTGACCGTTGTCTCCACCAATCTTTGCACCAAAGCCGCCATTTACTTTTTCAACATATTCGCGCATTTGCTCTGCATCAGACTTAGCAGTTGCTTTTTCGTCAACTTCTTCGTCGTCTGATTCATATGCGTAAGACTCTTCTTCAGCTTCTTCATCGTCGCCATCGTCTTCGCCTTCTTCGTCGCCCATGTCCATATCCATGTCCATGTCGCCTTCGTCATCGCCGCCATCTTCGCCGGCCATTAACTTTTCAAATTCTGCTTTGAGTTCGTCTAGTGCGTCTTCTAGGTCTTCAACACGGTCTTCCATGTCACCTTCGTCGTCGCCGCCCATTTCCATGTCGTCGTCGCCACCCATTGCAATGTCGCCCATCATATCATCTGCTGGATCGCCACCCATCATTGGATCTGCTTCAACTTCAAACTCGTCTAGATCAAATTCTTCTTCTAGATCGTCATCGTCAGACTCATCAACTTCTTCGTCTTCGTCTTCTTTAACGGCTTTAGTCTTGCCGCCTTCTTTTGGATCCTGTGCTGCTTGCTTTGCACCTTTTACGCCAGTGCGCTTACCGCCAGTAGCATCACCTACTTCGCCTTCGTCTTCGCCGTCTGCGTTTTTATCAGCTTCATCTAGATCTTCGTCTTCTAGATCTGATTCTAATAGACCTTCATAAATTTTTCTTGATTTTTCCACTACAATTTCGTGGAATAGCTCTTCAGCGCCATCTCTATCTTCGTTGATAAGACGCTCTAGCATTTCTTCAAATTTGTTGCGATTTGCCATTACTTTCTCCTATAAATGTTATACCTATGGTAAGGCTGTCAATTGTATTTACTATTTATAAGAAATATGGTATGATAATAGGCTCAAAACAAGCCATTTTGTAAAAATGTCAAGAAATTCCAAAGATATTTGCAAATTCTTCGGTACTCATTGTAGTGTAGTTACTAAGATTATTTAGTTCAGGTGGACAAAAATTATCTGCTTGTATTACTCTAATATATTGTGTATGTGGATGTTCACGTATTGTAGACGTAGTTTGACGCAGCCAATTACCATAATAAGTTGCTACTTCTTTTGATTTTTTATAATTGCGACTGTCTGCATAGATATTATTAACTTTATTATCAGCAGTACCTTTATAATCAAAACCTAAAATATAAATGCGTCTATGTTTGTGTTCACTTGCAAGCCATAATGCAGTAGGACCACTACTCCAACCTTTTGATGGTTGAAAATAATTAAAGTTTTCCATCTTTGCATATGCTTTGTTATAGTTTGTCCATACTTGATTCTTATTTTGATAGCCTGTTTCATTTATTTCAACTATCATTTTTACATCAACTGCAATTAAGTATTCTGGACTAAATGTCCTGTAGAGTGCATTGCATCCGTATACTGGTCCTATACGTTGTAGTGCTTCTGGAGTTACAAAGTTTCTACTAGTACCGTTACCTAAAACAAAAGCATGTGATTGTTCTGTATTAAAATTACGTTCAATAGATGGCGAAGGTAAAGGACGCATCTTTTTTGCTTCCTCTTTTAATTTTCTATATTCTTCTTTTGTGTATTTAGACTTGTCTATTTTTGCCATTAAACACCAGCAGCAGCAGCCTGTGCTGCAATTCCATACATTTGACGAACAAAGTCTAATTCTTTTCCTTGTTCCTTAGTATGTAACTCAGCAGCTTTTCTAGCTCTGTTGATCTGGCGCAATGTTAACCGTGTTTTACGTTTGTCGTCAGGATCTACCACTGACTGATCGTATTCTGGTTCGTAACGATTGTCAGTTGTAGGTTCTAGTGTTTCTTTGTCAAAGTAAAATAATTCACGTAGTATCATGTTAGTATTTATATCGTTTGCTCAGTTGCTGGCGCTCCGCCTGCTGGCGCTTGTTGCGTTGCAGTATCTGGAGGTGCACCTTCACCACCTTCTTCTGGAGGAACATCTGTGTCTAATATATCTTCTGCGCCATCAATGTCTGCGCTTATACCTGCACTGCTAATACCTG